GTAATATTCGTTCAGAGACAGCACCACGGACACGGGACTATTCTTTTCAAATGGTAATTTCATGCTGCCTCCACAAATCCAAAGCCGATAGTCTCGCCATCTTCGGTAAATTCATACTCGTTAATCTCCATCATTTCTTCGACATACTCATCGGAATAGTGATATTCGACATCGGAGGCGATCTCGCACAATGCCGCCTCTATTGCTTGCTGATGGGAATAGAACGGATCTCCCGTCTTCTTCCATTCATCGTGCATAGTCACCCAGAGAGTGCAATCAAGACAGTAGCCCGTGGGCATATAGTCCTTGTCGATATCCTTTAGCTTATTACCTCTGAAGAAAGACGGATCCAGCGTAGTTTTTACATAAGAGCGATAAACCTCTCCGCTGATGGAGTAATCCATAATTCTCCCGTGGAAATGCTCTACAAAGGCCTTGATTGAGGCCATAGCCTCAGAAAAGTAGGGATAATCATCGTGAGACAAAAAATTCGCCTTAGCCCGTCCTTTAGACGAATCCGACAGCTCGGCATAGGAAAAAACTTGGATTTTTTTGATTTTCATTGAGTCCACCTATCAAATAAAAGTTAATAAAGCACGGACAGCCACGGAAACAGCGTAAACAGCGGAGGCGATCACCAGCAGATCAGCCAGCCAGTCTCTGGTCTCGGCACTCATGCGATCACCTCCAGACCAAATACAGCCAAATATTTTCGGGCTTGGTTTTTATGGCATTGGGCAGCACTTCCACGATTAACAGCATCACGGAAGATTTTGTCCAGCTCTGGAAGACTTCTGGACGGGTTAGCGTCAAAAAACATTCTTTTAGCTGCTGCCTCTGGAATGGGTCGGGAATTATAAAAAATTTGCATTTAATAGCCCCCCTCTCTGCGCCAGTAATATTCCTGATCCGTGGAATAGGATCGGACAGGCTGATAATCTTCCAGCTGGTCGCTGGTGATCTTCCCAGACCCTCGGCAAGTCTCACACGGGGAATCGTATCCCCCAGCGAAATAGTCGGACAGCTCGTCATCGCTCCACTCGTCCCGATTGATGACACCCAAAGCAATAGAGTGCTTTCCCTCGCCCTCACAAGTGGGGCATAAATGCCACTTACTCATAATTAAAACCTCCTAGCAGTTGAACAGATAACAGGCAACAGCTCCGCCTGTTTTCGCTGGGATCTCACCAGCTCGTCAGTCTGTTTATTTTCTGAGTTGCGCCTGAATGTCTTTTCCGAGCTGGATCCAGCTCTCAGGACTTACAAGCCCACGCTCTGGGTAGTCCTCTGGCCTACTTTCGGCAACCTCCGCAGAGTAGCGGAGCAAAGCCTCGATTGTCATCATTACAGCCAGAGGGTGAGACTTGAGGATTTTTTTTAGTGTTGGGGATTCCATGATTAAAGCTCCTATAAGTTGCGGAAATAATGCCCGTTAGACTCAAAGTAGTCATACATCAGGTCACGAGTCCAGCTCGACCAGTCAAAATAACAATGGAGAGATTCGTCCATCCCAGAGAGCAGACCTATGTCATCAGCCAGCTGATAAGCGAAGTCCTCATCGCTGTTATGCTCGCCAGCGTATGCCTCCTCAACATCAGAGAGGGACGAAACTCCGCAATTCTCAAAGTAGGCATTGATCACCTCATCGCTTAAATGCGTCCCCGCCTTTTCTTCAAGAAACTCCACCCATGCGTCAAGGTCGAAAGAGTCGCAGCTGCTGGCGTAGAAGTGATGAGCGAGTCCCTCGACATCAGCACAGAGAACCTCATCGAAATCAGAGGACGGGAACAGCTCGGACAGCTGGAGCTGGATATCCTCCCAAGCTCCGACCTGATCGAGATCGATCCAGCGACCTTTGGTCGGGATCCCATCGATATAAAAAAAGCCCTGATTCTCTCCGCCAGAGTGCGAAGAAACAGCAGAGGACAGACGAGCAGTAATTGATTGATCAAGCATGATTAAATTCCTTTATTTAAAAGACGGCAGCAAGCCTCTGCCTCGGTTTGATACTTAAAAAGTGCGACAGTTTCCCCGTTCTCATCAATGATGCAGAAGGGAAAATCTTTCTGGAAGGTGTGACGGACTTCAAAATCATTCATATAAAACTCCTAGCAGTAATAGGGACGAGTCTCTGGGAAAGCCTTAGGCGCACCCTTTGAAACGATGAAACGATAAACACCAGAACAGCAAACAGAATCGAGATCGGCTAGACCATCATTGAGCTGGGTCTCCAGATCAGCGAGAGAGCGATAGTAAGAGATCGCAGCCCCACGATTTGAAAAGGTGCGATTAGCTTTATGGGTCACAGGCTGGCCAACATCAAACCACCAGCCGCCCTCCTCATGACCTCCGAAGGCACGATCTACCTCGAATAAATAAACAGAAAACATACAAACCTCCTAGCAGATGAATTGATAAACAAACTACCAGCCGATTTTAATCAAGAGATTGATTGACAGTAAAGCGTTTTTTATAAATAAATGAAAATATTTTTTTAGCCTTACAGATAAAGGGCTGGAGGGCTGACAGTCCAGGGACAAAACAGGATAAGCAGACCGGAAACTGAACGGGTCGCAAGCTCTGGGAACCTTGAAAGCGGGCAAGGGGTTAAACAGCCGAAGGCGAACAGCCAGAGAGTCACAACACTAGGAGAGAGATAACACTCCCCAGAACCCCAGAGACTTAACCAATGTCCTCTATATCGTCCTATAATCCAGATCTATGAATACTCCACTTATACCCAGAGATCAGGACTATGAAAAAACTCACTAGGAAAGAGATCAGCGAAGGGCTAAAAGCAGTCCCAATGACTCAGATCCTATTGGGGTCGAATCAGGCTGGAATCACTCTGACCAAGAAACAGAAGGTATTTGCTGAGGAAGTAGTCAAGACGGGAAACAAGTCCGCCAGCTATCGCAAGGCATACGATCACAAGGGCAAACCAGAGACCGCCAGCAGAGACGCTCAGAAGGTGGCAAACAATCCCAAGGTGAGCTCCTATATACAGGCTCTGGAAGCGGATAAAGAGGCGGAAACATACCTTTTACCTGCTCGCCTCCGCACCATCGCAATCCATAGATTGACGGGATTAGCCCTAAATGAGGACATCCCCCCAGCCCAGCAGCTCAAAGCTCTGGAGTTAATCGGGAAAATGACGGAGGTCGCTCTCTTTACTGAGCGTAGAGAGCTGATCCAGACCACGGACAGCACGACAATGAGAGAGCAGCTGCTTAACTCTATCCGTCTAGCAATATCCTCCGAGGGTGCAGAAGATGTAGAAGCAGTAGAAGTAAGCAGCCTTCTGGACGAGATCTCTGGAGCAGTGCATTCTGGAGCTGCTGTCGCTGATTCTGAAGACCAGAGCTTGCTTATTGATCTGGAGATGGACATCGATCAAGCCGAGCAGCAAAGCAATCCAGCAAGCCAGAACCTTAATGCAGCCAGCCAGACCATCGATCAGGACAGGCCAGACCCCAAAGCAATCCAGATCCAGCCAGACCCACTACACCCCGACCCCCTTTTTTTGTCGGAGTCGCAGCATCCGCCATTGCATAGTAATCCACACACTGAATCACCGCCTGAAACAAAATGATAAAATTTCTCTTTAAAAATCAAGGGGGTAGCACTGTAACACCTGTTACACTTAGGGAAAACCCTAATACAGGGACACCCCCCGTCATGTTTTTAAACGAGATTTCAAAAAATATTTTTGCAAAAATTTGGAGAACCCATGTTTGATGGAGATATACGTAAGATGAGAGTAGAGGCGGTAATGTCTATGGCTAGGACTTTGACTGTCCAAGAGATGAGGTCTGTTATCTTACAGCTGACTAGCCTACATGATTTGATTGTTATGGAAAATGACCCCCGCTGGGAAAAACCAATACAAAATACTGGGGCGGTGTCTGGGAGCATTAGTGCTTATGCAGATGGCATGGAGGATTGCGGAAGATGACACCAGCACAAAAGGAAACCTTATTGGTTATTGATGAGTTTTGGAAAAAGTTTGGCTTTGGTCCGACTATTGATGATGTGATGTATATCACTGGTGAAAAGGGGCGAGGAAATGTAGCCCGCAAGATGAAAATTCTGATTGAGCTAGGTTTGTGCAGAGGCGTAAAAGGCCGAGCAAGATCGATTCGTCCTAAACATATTCGGGTAAAAGACATTGAGTAAACTCGCCCAACTATTGGAAAGTCTTCCAGAGGGGGAGCGGGAGAATATCCTAGAGATGGCCTTGGCCTATCAAGATTCTGTAACCCGTGAAAAGGCGCAAGTGAACTTTATGGAGTTTGTTAAAGTCATGTGGCCTGGATTTATTCATGGAAGACACCATGCGCTCATGGCTAAAAAGTTTGAGGATATTGCTAATGGAAAAGTTAAACGTCTTATTATTAATATGCCTCCTCGCCATACTAAGTCTGAATTTGCCAGCTATCTTTTACCAGCTTGGTATCTAGGTAAATACCCTAACAAGAAAATTATTCAGTGTTCAAACACCGCAGAACTGGCCGTG